CGCCCAATGGGCGCCGACCGACACTTGTGCAACTCTCCGTTGTGCAATTGAAACCAGACAGGAGAACTCATCAGATGACCTATAGATCCTGGTCCGACAAGACGGGTACCTTACAAGGTACCTATCAAGGCGGCCCGCAGCTCACAGAGCTCGCGGGTGGATCTGGTCAGATCGTGTCTTTTTCCCACAGTCTTCAAGACTTAGGGAGACATGATTGTGGTGGTCCGTTCTTGTTGATTAAGACCGAAAGGTCTTACCGTAAAGGTTACATCGACAAGAATGGATACAAGGGGGAGACTCTTTCGAGTAACCCTCCGAACAAGCCGTCGGTGTTTGCGCCCACGACGTCAGCTCTGCTGGCGTTAGGGACAACAGCGATAGCTCGCACCACTCCGACAAATCCCGCCTTCGACGCAGCCCAGTTTCTGGGTGAGACGTTACAAGACGGGACTCCGGCGATGACAGGATGGAGCTCATGGAAGCCAGACCTCGAAACTCATGAGGACTATATACTTCCTGGGCTCAAAGCGAAGGGTCTGAGTGATGAGTACATCAATCATTACTTCGGCACTTTGCCATTCGTCAGCGACATACGCAGCTTCTGCGTAGCCGTGTCAAATGCTTCGGATATCATCGACAAATATCGACGAGATTCTGGACATTTGATTCACCGGGAGTTCCACTTCCCAGTCACCGAAAATCGGGTGGCTGTTTCTTCCTCCAAGTTTATAAAAACCGCTGGAGCGAAGAATGTTGGAAGTTCCATAGAGGCACGAGGTACGTTAGAGGTCCAGAGGACATGGTGGAAGGGAGCGTACAAATACTTCCTTCCTGTGTCTTCTGAGGCCTCGTACCGCTTCCGCTTATACAAGAGCTACGCAAGTAAGCTCTTGGGCGTCCGGATTACTCCGGAAGCTTTGTGGAAGGTGACTCCATGGTCCTGGGCCGTCGACTGGAAGACTGACGTTGGAGATGTTATCCATAATCAGTCCAATCTAGGACAGGACGGTCTTGCGTTGGCTTACGGGTACATCATGCATGAGATGAAGAGTGAGACTTACTCAGATTCCGCGTATGGTGCACAAGGCGAGCGGTATCACTACTGCCGCCGTGAGCAGTCAACACCTTTTGGTTTCGGTGTCGACATGACGAATCTTTCGACTCGTCAAGTTTCCATTCTCGCGGCCCTCGGCTTAAGCCGGCGGTCGTGAGGATTCTGATTGATGCCGGGTACAAATCGTACCTGGTTCTCACCCAAGATGAGGATGGTTACTACCCTCCTCATCCCCTCGAAAGAGAGTGCTCATGTTCGCTGATCCTCAGTCTGTCACGATCTCAGGAGTTACGACCAGTCTCCCCCGCACTGCGGCGGGGACTGGCCAAGGTAGCTTCTCAAGTAATGACGGAAACATCTCACTAAGTGTTGCCAATTCATACGGCAACAAGGTGAGACGGACCATCTCGCTTGGCCACCAGAAGGTAGCTGCTGACCCGCTCTTGAGCGGGGCCAACAACTACTACAACATGCGAACCTACCTCGTGGTGGAAACACCTAAGGTGGGTTACACCGTTGCCGAGGCTAAGGCTGTCGTGGACGCCCTCGTGGCGTACCTGACTGCCAGCACCGGAGCAAAGGTGACGCAGTTGCTTGGTGGTGAGAACTGAACTGCCAGATTTCGGGCCTTTGTGAGGTCCTGATCTGGTACTTCAAGTTAGCGGAGTCCACTGCAATTGAAACATGCAGTGGCTCTACTAACCGTGGCGTTGACTGTCCAGAGTATTTTATGCCCTGGATGGATCAGCACGGTGACCTGAATAAATAGGTCACCCACGATGTGGGCTACATGGATTGATCTACCCCTTTGGATAAGAGGAGACCATGAAAAGCCTGATCGATCTCTGGAGAGTGGTAGCCGGTGAAATGGCTACCTGGTGCTACACAAGCGCCGACCTCGACTGTAAAAAGCTCGAGGTTCGAGTCGAAAAGGAAGGAATATCGTTTCTAACGATTACCCTTCCCGGCTTCGGGTCAGACTTTGATAAATGTCTGGCCCATGAGGCTGTCACGTCCCTGGACTTTCCTGGTTTTGCTAGGAAGTCCGGTCCCCTCCCATTGTTTCTGGGGGGTTTCCTGGAGCTGATTTTCGACTCAAGAAGTGGAGCGCTGCTTGATGAACCCAACATAGATGCCATCTTCGCCGTGAGACAGTTAACTCGTCTCTATTCGAAGATCCTGCTTCGGTGCAGTGATGACCGTGAGCAGGAAGCTATGAGAAGGTTCATCGAGTGTGAGCACGAACTGGCAACTGTGGATGAATCTTTCCCCGTTGAGGTCCGAGAGGACTTCATGAGGATTTCACAGTTGGTCTTCGCAGATGTCTTTTCTGAGATGGACCGAAAGGTCTGGCTCGGTGACATCATACCGAAGCATGGGCCTGGCGCCACCGCTGACGGACTCCGTGGAAACGCGAAGTTTGATCAGACTAGGTGGTTTTCCAGGCTGGAGCGACTATTCCCTTTCGAGGAATACGCTTCAGTGCCGTCACTTTCCCGCTTCATTGATGGGAGATATGACGAAGTACCCTTCCAGCTCGTCGAACCTGATACGGAAGACCCTGTTAGGGTCATACCCGTACCTAAAACGCTCAAGACTCCGCGGATCATTGCGATTGAGCCAACCTGTATGCAGTATATGCAGCAGGCCTTGCTCAATCCACTGGTCAACGGTCTCGAAAGTGAGGTCATAGTCCCTAACAAGAGACAAAACCTCGCTTTCGGCTTCCTCGGATTCACACACCAAGAACCAAATCGGTACTTGGCTCAACGTGGATCCAGGGAAGGCGGCCTCGCTACGCTCGATTTGAGCGAAGCATCGGACCGCGTCTTGAACTCGCATGTACTTGCCCTTCTGCATCGTTTTCCTCATTTCAGTGAGGCGGTGCAGGCTACAAGGAGCAAGACCGCGAGTGTACCGACCGAGAGGGGCCAGATCATGGTTCCTCTCGTGAAGTTCGCGTCTATGGGTTCAGCTCTGTGCTTTCCTGTAGAAGCGATGGTGTTCCTAACCGTCGTACTCTATGGGATAGAGCAGAAGCTCAGGACTCCGCTCACCCGCAAGCATATTCTTGACTTGCGAGGTAAGGTGCGTGTCTACGGCGACGATATCATTTGTCCCGTAGATTGTGTCGTTGATGTGTGCAAGGCCTTGGAGATTTTTGGCTTCAAGGTTAACCTTGCCAAGTCTTTCTGGACTGGGCAGTTCAGAGAGTCATGCGGTGGAGAGTACTTTGCTGGATTTGATGTTACACCAGTCAAGTTCCGCAGGATCTTCCCTACCACACATCATGATGCTTCCGAAGTGATTTCCCTTGCAGAATTCCGTAATGCTTGCTACCTCAGGGGCATGTGGAAGACTACAAGGTACCTCGACTCTGAAATTCGGAAAGTCGTTAAACACTTTCCGATTGTCGAGAGTACATCACCTGGTATAGGCCGTCGATCCTTCCTCAGTTACAAAGGGGAACGAACCGACAAACGACTGCACAGGCCATTGGTAAAGGCCTACGTAGTCGCATCCCGACCACCACAATCGTACGTGAGTGGAGAAGGAGCCTTGCTGAAGTGCACGCTTGGAGAAAGGCGAGAGCCTTTCGAAGATGAGCGGCATTTGGAGCGTCAAGGACGTCCGCGGGCCGTCAGCATCAAGCCTGCGTGGATCACTCCCTTTTGATAAAGAGGGGAGTGGCATAGCGATACCGATTCGTCGGTTGCACCGAACGCCTCGCACATTACCATCACTGTAATATGTGATGTGTGTTTGGAGTCGGTGTTTCCTAAAACCGGCTTCTGAGGTACGCTATGTTGGCCGATCG